AGTTCAGATGGTAGACCAAAGGGTAAGACACTGAAAGAATATGCAAGAGAATATCTTGAATCATTACCAGATGAAGAAAAGACTGAGTATCTAGCTTCTTTACCAGCAGATATGGTTTGGCGTATGGCAGAAGGAAATCCAGCCCAAGATATGACAAGTGGTGGAGAAAAGATACAGCAATTACCTATTTATGCAGGAAAATCAACAAAATCAATTCCAAGACACAATAGCAACCCAGAAGATATTCAGCCTGAACAAAAGGATTAGAGCTGTAGCTGGTGGAACGAGTGCCAGTAAGACTATATCAATACTTATATGGTTAATAGATAGAGGACAAACTGGTAACAATGAAGTAATGACAGTAGTAGCAGAGAGTGTCCCACATCTTAAGTTAGGAGCTATTAGGGACTTCCAGAACATAATGAAAGCTAATGGCTATTGGAACGATAAGAGATGGAACGCTAGTAACTTTACATATACATTTGATACTGAGACCATACTAGAGTTTATATCCTTTGATAAGTTTGGTAAGGCACATGGACCTAGAAGGGATATATTGTATGTTAATGAGGCTAATAACCTACCATATAACATAGTAGATCAACTAATAACTAGAACTAAGAAGATAATATGGATGGACTGGAATCCATCAAGTGAGTTCTGGTTCTATACAGAGATGAAGGATATTAGAACAGATATAGACTTTATTACCCTTACTTACAAGGATTGCATAAACGCTTTAGATAAGAGTATTGTAGCTGAGATAGAGAGCCATAAGCATAATAAGGGCTGGTGGCAAGTATATGGACTGGGACAACTGGGAGAAATAGAAGAACTTATATATAAAGGCTGGAAGGTAGTAGACGAGATACCTCATGAAGCTAGACTAGAGAGAAGATACTTAGACTTTGGCTTTACTAATGACCCTAGTGCTGGTGGAGAGATATACTACTATAATGGTGGCTGGATAATAAATGAGCTTATTTATAGGAAGGGAATGAGCAATAAGCAGTTAGCTGATTACTTTAATGCCTTAGATAAGCCTGAATCCTTAATAATAGCTGATAGTGCTGAACCAAAGAGTATAGCTGAAATGCAAAGCTATGGACTTAATGTAGCAGGATGTAAGAAGGGTAAAGATAGTGTTAATGCTGGTATACAGTTAGTACAAGACCAACCAATATCAATAACAAGGAATAGTTACAATATATTAAAGGAGCAGAGGAACTATATGTGGTTAGTAGATAAGAATGGTAAAGTATTAAATGTTGAAGACCCTGGTTGTGCTAATCATCACATGTCTGGTATAAGGTATGGTCTGGAGACACTAGGAAGGCTTAAACAGGAAGCTAATTACTGGGATAGGCTATTTGCTGAGGAACTTAAACCAACTAGAAAGCAATTTAATAAAGAAAGATAACAAAAATCGCTTATGGAACAGATAGAATGGGCAAGTGCTAGAGAAAGGTTTGTCCAAACCAAAAGACAGCCATCTATTGATAAAGAAGTATCAAAGATAGTAGGTAAAGAGATAAGGACTACAGACCCTAGGCTTATCAAGCTAGTGGTTAAGTGGAAACAAGCAGAGAACAAGTCAGATGATAGTACAGAGGGTAGTAATTATCTATCAGACCCTAAGAAATTAGAAGAATTAAAACAAACTCTTATATGAAAAGTATTATAAAGAAACAAAAAGATAGTATATTGGCTGAACTATGCCAAAAGATAATAGCTAGAGAGTGGTCTCAAAGAATGGTAGATACAACTCCAACAGAGGTATCTGACTATGTAGAAGACCTAGAGAAGCCTGATGAGGACTTAAAGGTAAGGAATACACAGTATAAACAGGATATAAACAATGTAGATACTAATAAACTACATATAGAAGCTGATGTGTTTGCTTATAAGGCTCTAGATAAGGTAGAAGAAGAAATAAAGAAACTAATAGTATGAAAGAAAAGAAAGCACCACAATATAAAGTAACACTAGATACTTGTGGAGTAACATATACTAAACAAGCTGAGAGCATTGATTTAGCTCTAGAGAAGATGAATCTAAGCTGGAATGACATTAAAGGTAAAGGAGTAATTAGAGTAGAAGAAGGAGATAAGTCGTTTGAACGCCTATTTAATACAGTTAAGTTAAGACGTATATTTGGTAGTAAGATGGTAAGACTCCTATGGTCTGGTAGATTAAGGTATTTGCTAAAATAACTAAACTAAAAATCGTCTAATAGTTTGATGACATCCTGCAGGGTTATCAAGTTTCTTAGGCGATTCTTGATGATTCAGTGGGATGTTACTAACCTAACATCCTATTTATGATTAACAAAATTCAAAACGTATATGACCTGATAACCAATGGGGAAACAGCATATACTAAGCCGATTGATATTGAAGATGGTTGGAAATGGTCAATGAAAGACCATCTAAGACGTTCTTATCTTTATCTTAATAGTCAGTTTGAGGAGAATAACGAAAATAGGAAGCTAAGACCAAATAGGAATATTATACTCCCAATCCTTAATGTTCAATATAGAACAGAGGATTTTGATGTTAAAGATATTGAAATCTATGTAGATAACCCTGATGAATACTATAAATCCTTTCTTATTAAGAAGTACCATGAGAAATGGGCTTTAGAGAACGGAATAGATACATTTATAGATGAAATGGTAGTAAGCTATTGCACCTATGGTGGTGTATTAGTTAGAAAGACAGACCATGCCAAGCCTGATGTTATTGATTTAAGGAATATAGCCTTTTGTAACCAGACTGATATATTAAACTATCCATTCGCTATTAGACATAAATTTAGTGCTTCTCAATTAAGAACAGAGAACAAGAAGTGGGGTAAGACTGATAATGGTGCTACTGCTAGTGTTGAGGAGCTTATTACTCTATCTAAGAAGGAAGATGATGAAGAAATAGAGGTATTTGAAGTTCATGGACTTATGCCAACTGAGTGGTTGGAGGATAATAACCCTGATAATATTGATGAAGATGAGAAAGATGTACCACAAATACAGATAGTTTCTTTTTATAAGGATGATAATGATAGAAAGACAGGTGTAACACTGTTTAAGCATAAAGAGCCAGTATTACCATTTAATTTTCTAGCTAGAGATAATGTAGATGGTAGAGCATTAGGTCGTGGTGGAGTTGAAGAACTGTTTGAATCACAGATATGGACTAACTGGGATGAGATTAAGACAACTGAAATGCTTAATTCTGCTTCTAAGACCTTACATTTCTCTGATGATCCTACATTTAAGAGTAGAAATAACCTAGATGACGCTGAGAATGGTGAAGTATTTAACCTACAAGATGGTAAGAAAATACAACAGATTGATACATTCCCTAGGAATCTACAGTTATTCAACGATTCTATACAGAGATGGCAACAACACGCGCAAATAGTTGGTTCAGCTTCTGACCCTTTACTGGGAGAATCCCCCTCAGCTGGTACTCCATTTAAGCTATATGAAGCTCAACAGATGGAATCTAAGGGTATGCACAAGTATAGACAGGGTAAATTAGCAGTATTTATGGATGAGATATATAGAGATTGGATATTACCTTATCTAGGACTTGAGATAGTAAAAGAACAGGTATTTATGCAAGAACTATCATTTGAGGAGATGCAGATGGTATCAGAAAAGGTTATGACTATCAAAACTAACGAGTTTAAGAAGCAGATGATTCTATCAATGCAAGAAGTAAGCGAAGAACTAGTTGATTTATATAGACAACAGGTAGAGAAAGACTTTGCTAAGGAAGGTAATAAGAGATTCTTTAAGATATTAAAGGATGAGATGAAGGATACTAAACTATCAGTTATGACAAATATAGCTGGTAAACAGAAGAATCTAGCCTTATTAACAGATAAGTTAGTCAATGTATTAAGACAATACATATCTACACCACAGATAAGACAAGACCCTGAAATGACAAAGATTCTTAATACTATCTTAGAAAGCTCTGGATTATCACCTATCAAGTTCAGTCCTGCACCACAGGAAGCTCAAATGCAACCACAAATGGCTCAACAGGCTCAGGGTGGACAAGGTGGACAAGCTGGACAAGAACAAGGAATACAACTAACCCAATAATATGCAAGATGT